ACTGATGTGGATACCGGCGCAACCAACCGGAAGCTGGGCAGTGATATGGCAGACTCGATCACAGGAGGCGGCCTGCATGGCAAGGATTTGTCCAAGGCCGATGTGGCAGTGAATATCTACGCATGGCTGAAGGCGCAGCAGGCGCGGGTTCCCGTGGAGTTCAGCTGTGCCATTGGTGACAGAACCATTGACGATATTCCCTATGCCAATGTGGTTCAGATCGCAAAGCACTTCATCGACTGGATCGGTGGCTTCGAGAAATTTGCGGAATGGGGTCTTGTATGATGGAAATCAGAAAAATTTCCGTGGATCAGTTGCTGCCTGCCAGCTACAATCCCAGAAAAGACCTGCGACCCGGCGATCCCGAATTTGAAAAGCTGAAACGCAGTGTGGAAGAGTTCGGTTATGTAGAGCCGGTGATCTGGAACCAGCGGACAGGAATTGTTGTTGGTGGCCACCAGCGGCTGAAGGTGCTGAAGCATCTGGGCTATACGGAAGTGGATTGCGTGGTGCTGGACATTGATGAGCAGAAGGAGAAAGCTCTCAATGTTGCGCTGAATAAGATCAGCGGCGACTGGGATATGCCTCTGCTGACTGCGCTGCTGAAAGATTTGGATGAGAGCGGCTTCGATGCAACTCTCACCGGCTTTGATGTTTCAGAAATGAGCGATATGTTCGATGACCAGTCGGAGATCACCGAGGATGAGCCTCCGGCATTGGCACCACAGGAGCAGGAACCCTTTACCCAGCCGGGAGACCGCTGGCTGCTGGGGCAGCACGTCTTGTATTGTGGTGACAGCACAAAGGCCGAAGATGTGGCAGCACTCATGGGCGGCGATGTAGCAGACCTCTGCATCACAGACCCGCCCTACAATGTTGCCTACGAAGGAAGCAACGGCAAAACCATTCAGAACGATAACATGCCGGAGGAACAGTTTATTTCTTTCCTGACAGCTGCATTCCAGCAGATGCATGCTGCGCTGAAACCCGGCGCTCCCTTTTACATCTGGCATGCGGAAACGGAAGCAGGTGCATTCCGGCGCAGTTGCACTGCTGCACTGGGCAAGGTGCGGCAGATGTTGATCTGGAATAAGAATTCCTTTACGCTGGGTCATCAGGACTACCAATGGAAGCATGAGGCATGTATATATGGCTGGACAGAAGGTGCCAGCCATTACTTTGTGGATGACAGAACGCAGGCTACTGTCATCGAGGATAAACGGATCGACATCAATAAACTGAAAAAGGATGAGATGCGGCAGCTACTGCGGGATATTTTCAGCGATAAGGTTTCTACGACTGTGATCGATGAAGATAAACCCGCTCGGAACGCAGATCACCCGACTATGAAACCATTAAAGTTACTGGCGCGGCTTGTCAAAAACAGCAGCCGACAGGGTGAACTGGTGCTGGATACCTTCGGGGGCAGCGGCAGTACACTGATTACCTGCCAGCAGCTGGGGCGGCGATGTTACACAATGGAGCTGGATCCCAAGTATGCAGATGTGATCGTGAAGCGATACATGAAATTTACAGGCTGCAGTGAGGTTACGCTCATCCGAAATGGTGAAAAAAGTTGTGTTAAAATTGCTAATTTTTAATCTTTTCTCTGGACTTTCCTCCCTCTTTCTGGCTTAATTGTCCTACCAAAAAACAAGGAGGACAACGACAATGACCATTGAAAAAGCGCAGAAAGACTTCAATCAGCTGATCCCGGAGAACGGCTTCACCCTCGCCGCAGAGGCCAACGAAACTAGACCAGCCGTCTACCACAGAGTGTGGAAAAAGCGGGTGCAGGTTGCATGGTACGGTGAGCAGGAGGACACACTGGAAGTCAGAATCAGCCTGAGCTACGGATACCCGCTGGTGTGCGTCAAGCGCAACGGACGTGATGACCCTAAGTTCATCCGGGACTACAGCAGCCCCAAGAGAGCAATGAATGCAATCCGCGAGATCGTGCGGTGCGCTGGCTTCGAGTGGTAAGGGGGTGGCAGTATGTGGGCAGAAGGAACCATCCTCATCGGCGGTAAGGGATACCGCTACTGGGTAAAGCACTTCAGCCGCCGCTCCAAGCATGGGATCAACGGCGGCAAGATCAGCAAGTGCATGATCAAGCGCGGCGAAGAAATCGTCTGTAATTATGATCGTGGCTGGGATGTGGAACCAGCAGACGATGATACCCGGGTCGCGCTGGAAATCCTGCTGTATGACTACAACTAAGGAGGCGACCATGGAAAAGAAATTGCACTTTTATATGACCGCCACAATCGATGCGGACATGGATGCCGACTGTAGCTTCGCAGGCCAAATCGGTGAAATCATCCACAGGTTTGTCAGTAATGATTGGGGTGACCTCTGTAAGAGTGACTGCAGGCTCAATCAGCTGGCTATGAAAAATGGTGGCAGAGTTCTCGGTGCGTACAACACCTATCGCGGTCGAGTGTATGTGATCACCGATGACGCGCTGGCCAATCCCACGGTCACCACAATTATGTACGCAGACGAATATTAAGGAGGACGCAGCCATGAAGCAGGAAAAACCAATCATCGAATACGATCCCTACGGTCATACTGGAAACATCTTCTGGATTCTGGGGGAGGTCAATAAAATCATGCGGAAGCAGAGTAGGATCATTGCTTACAATGAACTGCGGGACAGGGTCTTTGAGGCACAGAGCTATGAGGAAGCGTTGGTCATCATCGGTGAGGAAGTGACTCTTATCCGCAAAAGGCGATAACAAAATCATTGGAGCGGCAGCGCAGTAAGCGCTGTCGTTTTTTGTTGGTCAGGAGGAATTCATTGAGTAATGGTGAAATTTTAATACCCGAAAAGAAAATCATAACGAATCCCTCACTGGCGGATCGTGCGGTGGCGTTCATCAATGCTTTGAAGCATACCAAGGGTGAATGGCATGGCAAGAACTTTTCTCTGCTCCCATGGCAGGAAACCATCATCCGGGATGTGTTCGGCACAGTGAAGGAAAATGGCTACCGGCAGTATAACACCGCCTACATCGAAATACCGAAAAAACAGGGTAAGAGCGAACTGGCAGCAGCCGTCGCTCTTTATTTGTTAGCAGGCGATGGTGAGTGGGGCGCAGAGGTATACGGCTGTGCCGCTGACCGCCAGCAGGCATCCATTGTGTTTGATGTGGCATGCCAGATGGTAGAACAGTGTCCTGCGCTGAAAAAGCGAATCAAGCCGATTCTTTCCCAGAAACGGCTGGTGTACACACCGCTGAACAGCTTCTATCAGGTGCTGTCGGCTGAAAGCTATACCAAACACGGTCTGAATGTCCACGGTGTTGTTTTCGATGAGCTGCATGCCCAGCCAAACAGACTTCTGTACGATGTTATGACCCACGGTTCCGGCGATGCCAGAAAGCAGCCCCTTTTCTTTTTGATCACTACTGCAGGCACCGATCGTAATAGTATCTGCTGGGAGGTGCATCAGAAGGCAAAGGATATTATGGCAGGCAGGAAGCACGACCCGACCTTTTATCCCGTGATCTACGGCATCGAAGATGACGATGACTGGTCAGATGAAAAGGTGTGGTACAAAGCCAATCCATCTCTGGATGTAACGGTGGACGTGGACAAACTCCGCGCTGCCTATAACAGTGCCAAGGAGAACCCGGCAGAAGAAAACCTCTTCCGGCAACTGCGACTGAATCAGTGGGTGAAGCAATCGGTTCGTTGGATGCCCATGGATGCGTGGGATAAATGTGACGCAGCAGTTGACCCGGATGCCCTGATTGGACGGGAGTGTTATGCGGGTCTGGACTTGTCCAGCAGCACGGATATTACTGCATTTGTGCTGGTATTCCCCCCACGCAGCGACGATGAAAAATATATCATTCTCCCATACTTCTGGGTGCCGGAGGACACATTGGAACTCCGGGTACGACGGGATCATGTTCCCTACGATGTGTGGCAGCGGCAGGGGTCGATCATGACCACAGAAGGCAATGTCATTCACTACGGATACATCGAAGATTTCATTGAAAACCTCGGTACCAAATATAACATCCGGGAGATTGCCTATGACCGATGGGGCGCAGTGCAAATGAGCCAGAATTTGGAAGGGTTAGGATTTACAATCGTACCCTTCGGTCAGGGCTTTAAGGATATGTCCCCGCCCACAAAGGAATTGATGAAGCTGGTGCTGGAGGGCAGGATCGCCCATGGCGGTAATGCACCGCTGCGCTGGATGATGGATAACATCTACGTCCGAACAGACCCAGCAGGCAACATCAAGCCAGACAAAGAAAAATCCACAGAAAGAATCGACGGTGCCGTTGCAACTATCATGGCACTGGACAGAGCGATTCGTAATGAGAATACAGGCACTTCTGTTTACGATGACAGAGGCATTTTGTTTATATGACCTCAGTGTTGAAAGTAAGATTTCCATCAGTTATAATAAATAATCATGCAAAAAAGGGTGATGTTTGTGGAGCAGCCTGCAAAGAAGGGACGCATCTATACTTTTACGGCATCCGAAAATACGGATTCTATGACTAAAAAATGTCGTAGGGCATACGAACGGCTGGTTCGGCTGAACGCACCATACTATCTGGTTCTTCGTAGAGAGGATGAAGAATCCGTAATGTGTGTGCCATTAACAGAAGAGAAGATCAAGCACGGAGTTGAAATCGGTATCGATGGCAATAAGTACTATGCAGGGTATCTGGAATTTGTTAAGGCAATGGATGCGTGGTTGAAACTTGCTTATGCAAGATTTGATGATATGCATCCTGAAATTGAACAGATATATACTCTTCGCAAAAGGCATAATCAGTACGTTAAGCATCGTCATAAGGACAAAAGACAGAAAAAGCTGAACAACCGCAGATTGATGCGGGAACTTCGTGATGGAAATGGTGCAACTTATCCCAAGGAGAGAGGATCATCGACAGTTGGTTGGAAAATGACACACCCGTTGCAGGGCGGTCGTACCAGCCCCAAATAACATAAATATTAGACAGCGTCTATCGGAAACGGTAGGCGCTTTTCTTATGCCCATTTTTCGGAAGGAGTGATGAACATGGGTGTATTTACTGGATTGTTTCGTTCCAGAGATAAGCCTCAGAACAGCACAGCAGGAACTGCATACAGCTTTTACTTGGGCGGTACTACCTCAGGTAAAACCGTCACAGAACGTTCTGCAATGCAGATGACTGCGGTGTATTCCTGCGTCAGAATTTTGGCAGAAGCCGTGGCAGGATTACCACTACATCTTTACAGGTACAATGCAGACGGCGGCAAAGAGAAGGCCATCGATCATCCACTGTATTTACTGCTGCACGATGAGCCGAACCCGGAAATGAGTTCCTTCGTATTCCGTGAAACCCTTATGACCCATCTGCTGTTGTGGGGCAATGCGTATGCCCAGATCATCCGCAACGGCAAGAATCAGGTGGTTGCCCTGTATCCGCTGATGCCCAACAAAATGTCCGTGGACAGGGATGAAAACGGCAAGCTGTACTACACCTATTATCGCGGCAGCGATGAAGCCATCCGGGATAGGCAGTATGCGGTGAAGCTGCAGCCAAGCGATGTGCTGCACATTCCCGGCCTCGGCTTCGATGGCCTCGTGGGCTACAGCCCCATTGCCATGGCAAAGAACGCCATCGGCATGGCCATCGCCTGTGAGGAATACGGTGCCAAATTCTTCGCCAATGGCGCAGCTCCCGGTGGTGTGTTGGAGCATCCCGGTACCATCAAAGACCCCGCCCGTGTCCGGGAAAGCTGGCAGCATACCTTCGGCGGCAGCGGTAATGCCAATAAGATTGCTGTGCTGGAGGAAGGTATGAAGTATACCCCCATTGGAATCAGCCCGGAACAGGCACAGTTCCTAGAAACCCGAAAATTCCAAATCAATGAAATTGCTCGAATTTTCCGTGTCCCGCCTCACATGGTCGGTGATCTGGAAAAGTCGAGCTTTTCTAATATTGAGCAGCAGTCGCTGGAATTTGTGAAATATACCCTCGACCCGTGGATCGTCCGCTGGGAACAGTCGATTACACGATCTCTGCTGCTGCAGAGTGAAAAGAAGGAATATTTCGTGAAGTTCAATCTGGAAGGTTTGCTGCGCGGCGATTACCAGAGCAGAATGAACGGTTATGCCATCGCTCGCCAGAATGGCTGGATGAGCGCAAACGACATTCGGGAACTGGAGAATCAGGATCGCATCCCGGCAGAGGAAGGCGGCGACCTGTACCTCATCAACGGCAATATGCTCCCGATGGCCAGTGCGGGAGCCTTTGCAAATACAACCAACAATGACGGAAAGGAGGATTCCGATGAAGAAGTTTTGGAAGTGGACGAATCAGGCGGCGACGGAAACGGCACCGATGGAACGGATTCTGCATCTGAACGGAACCATCGCAGAAGAAAGCTGGTTTGACGATGATGTCACACCCCAGCTTTTCAAGGATGAACTGTTCGCAGGCGATGGTGACATTACTGTGTGGATCAATAGCCCCGGCGGTGACTGCGTTGCTGCTGCTCAGATTTACAACATGCTCATGGAGTACAAAGGTGCCGTCACTGTAAAGGTTGACGGCATTGCTGCTTCTGCGGCATCGGTAATCGCCATGGCGGGAACCAAGGTTCTCATGTCCCCGGTGTCCATGATGATGATCCACAACCCTATGACCGGCACCTTCGGCAATGTAGCAGAGATGCAGCGGGCAATCGAAATGCTGGGCAGTGTGAAGGATTCCATCATCAATGCCTATGAGATCAAAACGGGAATGTCCCGTGCCAAAATCAGCCATCTCATGGATGCAGAAACATGGATGGATGCCGGTAAGGCTGTGGAACTGGGTTTTGCAGATGAAATGCTGAAGCGCCCCGGCGATCCCGAAGACATGGAAACACCCACAGTTTCCATGCTGTATTCCAAGACCAAAGTGGTCAATTCCCTTATGGAGAAGATCGCAGCCAAGTGTGCGATCGCAGGCAAACCCGCAGAGCAGGAACCGCAGGGTCGCTCTGTGGAGGAACTGAAGGCAAATCTGAATGCCATCAAAAATTATATCTAATGGAGGATTTTTATATGAATATTATCGAAATGCGTGAAAAGAGAACCAAGCTGCTGGCTACCATGGACGGCTTTCTGGAAATCCACCGCAATGACAAAGGTGTGCTGAATGCCGAGGATGATGCCGTCTATGCTGGCATGGAGAAGGATTTGGCGGCACTGACCAATGAGATCAAGCGCATGGAGCGCCGGGAGGCCATCGACA